GGATTCTGTTGTGATATGGTGGTTTCATCTTGCCAAATGTTATCCACTCCCACATCCAAGGGGAGAATGAATCCACGTATGTATTCCGGTGTTACGTTGTTACCCATTTTAGTATCCTTTTCTTCCAGTTCCTTGGATGGCACTCATGCCCATGGCATCCCGTCCACGTATAAATCTATCATAATGTTTGAAGGGATTCATGACAATTATCTTTGGAGTTATTCCACCACCTGTTTCCAAGCTACGAACACCATCTTCACCTATTCGATTCACCGCGGCGGTGGAAAGTATGGCTTCCCCTCGTTTGGCGGTTACCATGGTTTCATCCGGTGCCAATGTTCCACCACCACCAATCATCCCACCCATGTGGAACTTTGGTTGTTCACTGGCAACCAAAGCCGCTTGGGCTGTCCCAATCCCCGCCATAGCTAACATGGCAATGGGTCCAAGGGGAGCCACTTCCACGATGTTTTTGGCGGTTGCTATGGCGATTTCAGCAATGGCGGCCGCTTTTCTGATATTAAACACCAGTTCTGCGTTTTTCTTGTTCTTCATTGCGTTTTGGTCTATCAGGTCGGCGGCTACATTCAAACCTTCCACCACCATATCCGCGCCCATCATGTATTCACGGAACACTTCACGCGCGCTTTTCTTCAATCGGTTATCATTCTCCAATTGCTTTTCTGTGACTTCACTATTCTTTTCAATCTCCAATTCACCGGTTTCTAGAATAAGCGCTTGTTGTTCATCAAATGCTTCTTTGATGATGTTCCTTCTTTCCTCTTTGAGACGTGCCATTTCATCTTCATGGACGAATTCAAGATTGGCGATGGTGTCCAATACTTCTTGGGTTTGTTCCATCGCTTGGAGCTTTTCGATTTGGGTTTGAACGGAATCTTCCAAAGCCATCTTTTCTTCATGAATCTTTTGAAGTGCGATGTCTCGAAGAGCAAGAATCTTTTCTTCACCGGATAATTGGGCTACCTTTTCATCCCGTGCCTTCAGCATAGCGGCCAATGTCTTATCTTCAATCTCTTCCACCATCTTCATGGCTTGGGCTAGTTCATCCACGGATTTGGTGGTTTGTTGCGTGGCTTGGGATGCACCACCACCGCCCCTTCTTGGAGCACCACCACCAGTTCCACCACCTTGGGAAGTCTGCATGGTGGCCTTTAATAGGTTGTTGAACTTGGAAAGACGTTCTTCAGCGGCTCCAAAAGGGTCCGCAAATTTTTTACCGCTTTTCGCTAATTCGTTTCCAATCTCATTATATACAATTTGGGCGCGTTCCAATTCATCAGCGGTTCCCGTTATGGTTGTCAATCCAACATTCAAACCAGCCAACACAAGCCCAAAAGAATCTTGAAGTGTGGCCAATGTGTTTCCAGCGATTTCCCCGAATACGATAAACGCTTTTGTGGCTCCCAAGATGATTCCATTCAGGCCACCACCCGCGCCGGCTTCCCCACCCGCGATTACATCCAACAAGCGCATGAATTCACCGGTTAAAACTTCCGTGGCCGTGGCGCTTATTCGTTGAAAATCTGCCATTTGTTTTTGCATCTCAGGCCCAGCGGCCACACCAAATTCATTAGCCAATGCCACGAACTTATCAAGATTGTCTATGGCTCCTGATTGGATGAACTTGGGGCCGGCGGTACGTCCAAAGATGTCCGCGGCGCGGGCGGCTCTTTCTTCCGCGCTTGTTACCTGTTGGAGACTATTGAAGACATCTTTCAAGACATCATCCGCGCTTCTTAGCTGTTCAAATCCATCCACGGTTTCCGTGGTTTGTACCCCAAGCGCTTCAAATGCTTTTTGTGCGGTTTTGCTTCCATCTGCTGATTCTTGCATCAATTGCGGGAGCTTCACCAATCCCACTTCCAATTCCTCGAAGGATACACCCGCACCCGTGGCGGCCAATCTCAATCCATGAAGGGTTTCTGTGTTGATACCTGTCTTTGTGGAAGCATCCACCAATTGATTGGATAAGTCGGCAATATGTTGTCCAAAGGATAGAACCGCAATAGCGGCGGCGCCGGCGGCTATAGAGATGTTGGAAAATGAAGCTTGGATTCCTTTTCCCACACCTTGGGCAGTACTCCCAACCTTCTTCAAGGCGCGTTCTTGTTTGGCGGCGCTTTTTTCCGCATCCCGCGCGGCTTTTGTGTATGCCTTATCCAAATCATTAACGAGTTTTTGGGCTTCCTTTTCTGAGACTTGCCCAACCTTCTTCAAACCATTGATAAGATTCTGAACTTCTGCACGGTATTGGATGCTAATCGTCTTATTTACGTCACTCATTGTCTTATCCCTTCTTCTTTTGGTCGGCTATGAAAGCATCCGCCAATTTCTTCACAAGCTTGTCCACGCTTTTCCGCGCGGGTTTCCACATGGTTTCTTCTGCTAGACTTTCCCCTTCTGGAACCGTGGAAGCGCTTCCATTCTCTCTTTTGGAATATGAAGCGGGTTTGATGGCATAGGCATATTGGGCACCGTTACGAAAGAATCCTTCAATGGCTTTTCCACCTTGGACTATTCGAATCCCGTTGGTGAACTTATCGATGGAACGCTTGGATTTTTGTTTCTTGATGAATGTTCTTCCATCTTTGGTTGTGATGGGTTTTCCATATCTCACAATCCAATTTTCCTTGGCATATTCCACGCGGGTATCAATCTCGGCTTCCAACACTTTCATGGTTTCACCCGCCACTTCTCGAAGCGCTTGTTCAAAAAGTTCACGTTGGGGACCGGTGATTTCAATGGAACCCTTCCCTTTTCCATATCGTATTCTTCTAGCCATCTAGCGCCCCCCTTCTTTTAAATCTAGCATGATTCTTTTTCAGATTTTGAATTTGGAAACGCTTCTTCTTTTTCTTTACATCATCCGGTTTCATGTTGGCCAATCTATAATCCGCTATAAGCTCCGCTTGGAGATTCTTGGGAAGATGGAAGAACCATGTTGGTTCTTGGTGCCAATACCGTGATATGATGAACCCCGTCCGAACTATTCCGCCGGCGGGGGTGAAGTAAAATTTTCCGCGGCTTCCACTTCTTCATCTGTGGAGATGTGTTCCGTCATCATCTGGAAGAGTTCCGTTCCCACTTGAAGAACTTGGATGGGGTTCACCTTTTGGGATGAAAGCCATTCTTGAACCTTCCCACCATAAGCCATCAAATCACAATCTGAGAGACTATATTTTGGGCATGATGGATAATTTTGGATGCAGATTCCCACCAAAGCCGCGAACAATCGCCCAAGCTGGGCGCGGTTGGGATTGGTGGAAATCATATAGAACACATCCCACATTGTGGACATAGATTTGGGAAGCCCAAATTCACAATCAAGTTTTCCAATGGATTTTTTCATGGTTCCTTTCTCCATTATTAAACTTCAGCGCGTAAAATAGAACCGTATACTTCACCGGTTACGCTAATTGTATCTGGGTTTCCTTCTGCGATAGAAGCGAATAGAAGAACCTTGTTGAAGGTTACTTTTGTATTTGAACCGCTTAGCGCGCTCATATTCGCTTGGAATTCTACAGTACAAAGAAATTGTTCAAAACCGGCTCCACCTGTTGATGTCGCAGCTGAACTATTTCCAGTCTTATAGATGAAATCAAGAAGTGTATCTTCTGTGGAATCTGCCAATTCTCTAAGGTGAACACTGAAAGAGATGCTTGGGACGGGGTCATTTCCTTGACGAAGTCCAACGATGGAACCTCTATCATAAATCACGATTCTTTCAGCAAGGTCTAAGTTCATGCTCATGTCACCATTCTCGAAGGCGACAGTGTAAACGGTTGCATCTCCGTTTGTGATGCTTATGGTTCCGTCACGTGGGACGGCTACTACGGTGGATTCAGCCATTGGAAGCTCCTATTGGTTGATTATGAAAGTGGAATAAAATGAAGCGCTTCAAAAGATAACGTGGAAAGAATGTATTCCCCACTATCTGTCAAAGCTCTATTGGTTGAAATGAGTTTGATATGTAGGTTTGGATATAGAACGGCGTTGTTCCTATCCAATAAAGCGGTGATGATGGTGTTTTCAAGATTCAGTTGATTATCTACGTCTGTCAATTGGTCCAAAGGCCTGAGACGATATGCAAAGGTGATGTCCAAATCAGTTTGTAACATCGCCCCTTCTGTGGGACGTTGTCTATCATCCATGGCATTGGAACCACCTATTCCCACCGAAAAGGCTTTATGGGCTATGGAATTGGGTGTTCTCCCAAATGCATCAAAGGGAAGCGGGGATTCTTTCAATCCCGCCCCCGTGATGGCTTCCAAAGCCGTGGCCACCCGTGAACGAATAGATGATAATTGAACCGTACCCATCAATACCGCCTATACTTGAAACGGTGATACCGTGATGGGGGATTGGTGGTGGAAATCATTGGGAAGCCGGCTTTCCGTTTGTCCACATCATCCGCGCGCCCATCTTCATCCATATCGTAACGGAACGATATTTGTTTAAACTGGTATTCATAGCTTTTGATGTGTTCACGATACAAATCCAAGTAGCGTCCGTTAGATTGGCCCAAAGAACTGTGCATATTTCGCCATATTAAAGCCAACGCCAATTCAAGATGGGATGAACGAAGCGCTTGGGGTTCCGTGATAAGATACGGAAGATTTCCCAGTTGGCGCAATCGTTCAATGATACGAACCCACGCTTCATCTATGTATCTTTGCCATCCATCTGTGTATGAATCTGGAAGAAGGTTTTCCAAGTCGGAATAGCTGGCTTCCAAATCAATATCAGATATGCAAGGATACAAAGGACGCCGGCACAAATAAGCGGGACGTTGAAATGTATAATCCAATCCATCAATCTCTACTTCCCATAGCTCAAAGAGACCATCACTTAAGGTCATTGTTTGGGGAACCACTGAAGAATTTATTGTGTACTGGATTTTGTTTCCAACGATGGAAGCGCTGGATGTGGAGATGATTTCCGTTCCATCTTCATCCAAAAGTTGATATGTGGCGCCGGCGGGGGTTACTTCCGCACCATTGCGATATATGATAAGCTCCACGATTTGAGTTTTTCCCCGTTGTATCATCTGGGGAACTCTTATCCGTGGGGCGTAGTATGTATCAAGAAGCGCCATCATTCAATCCTTGGAATTCTAGATGAATTGTTTCCAAACATCGCCATCACAAGCGAATAAACCACCTTCACCAAGTGAAAGAACCTTGACGGTTACACCAGCTCCATCTTTTACGGTGAATGATTGGCCTTGGCAATTGATGACAAAGACACCACCATTCTTTTCTTCTGGAAGAATCACTTCCAAAGAACCAGTTTGGGCGTCCAATCTTTGAAACATTGAATCTTTGTACGTCAATGTTTTGTTGGCGCTTATCTGTTCAATGTTCACTCCATCTTTAAAACGTATGTGACGGGGGATTGTGAACGCTTGTTTTGCATTATATTCTGCCATTTCGAAATCCTATTGTTGGAGGTTATTTCCCGCTATTTTTGCGGTCGTGGCGGATTGCGACATTGGCGGCTATTTTGCGCGCTTCTGTCTCACTCATCTTACCACCATTTTTCTTTGATTGTTCCATTAATCTTTTCGTGAACGCTTCAAATTTTTCTCTAGACATCTCTTTTCACCTTCTTGGCTTTTGGTTTGGTTCCTTCAATAGTCACCGGCCCTTCAAGCTCAATATATTTTTGCATCATCTCGAGACGTTCCAAATCTTTGTTGTATTCTTTTTGGATGCGGGGTGTCATGTTCTTTCCCTCGTTACGCTCCACACGCTTTTGTTGCATGTCCACGAAGAAAGAGAGAACATCCAAATCTGGAAAGTCAATCACACCTTCTTCCATAAGCTCCACACGCCAATCATTAAAGGCTAAGGTGTCCACTTTCCACACAACACGATTTCCAATGACTTTTGGGGAATCCCATATACTTGTATAGTAATAGCCCCCACTTCTTGTCATGTGTCTTGTTTGATAACCAAGGTCCCATTCGAGAACTTCAAATCCATTATCCATCATTCTCACGCGCGCCATCTGTGAGTCAGTCCCACCACGTGGAACCATCCGGACTCCATTCACACCAGCAAGTTCAAAAAGACGGCGGAAGGTGGGAACGAACATCCACTTCTCACGGTGTTGGATGAATTCCCAACATGTGTTTGGGTGGTGCATATACCAAAATGGAGAATTTGGTTTGATGGGTAGCGCGCTTGTTTTGCTTACATCGCCGCCGGTCCAAGGTTGGTTTGTCATGGTTTTTTCCTAGGGTTTCATGGTTTAAAAAAAAGGGATGGTGGGGGATATAATCCCCCCAAAGGCTTGGGGGCTTGGAACCATGAAAACAGCCCCTAAGCCACCCATTCAATGTTTTTAGGAGTCTGTGAGAATCTGAACCGCACGTGCTTGTTCTACAATCGCCGCGCCGGTGTACGCCGTTCCAACAATCTTAGTTAGAGAATAAGCGGAATCACGTTCTAGTTCTACTAAAACAGGGGTTCCCGCTGGGCGAATCTCACCGCTTGGGGCCGCAAGTGGGACCGGTGTTCCAAGTGCATAAGCGATAGCGCCCGCGCTGAACATAGCACCTTCACGGCTTCCCGCGTTGTCTACTACGAAAGAAGACTTGTGCACCTGTACGCCCATGAAATCACCAACGTATCCTTGGCCAAGAGACTTCATAAGGTCGTGGTGTGCTGGGTTGAAAGCGATAGCGTTAGCGGTTTCATTGCGGATTGAAGACTGAAGGTCCGCAATCTGGCGTGGGTGAAGAACTGCGAAAAGCTGAGAGGGGTTATCCGCGATTTCAAGAAGATACAAAGCGTCCATGAAATCATCTACAGACATATCTACACCAGCGGTTCCCGCTTGCGATGAAAGACCGGTGAATGTTCCACATACCATTTCCATGAAACGAGATTCAAAAGCGCCGGCCATAGATTCAGCAAGTCGGAAAACATCAATGTCGTTTCCAAGCTTTGTCAATGCCGCCAAATCTGTGATGTCATATCTAAGGCCGATACGTCCCACTGCAATATCTGTAGTATCCATTGTGAGGTTTGAAGAAGTGATTTCTGAACCATCACCCACTGTATTCATAGCTTCATAGCCATCCAAACCAGCGTAACGAAGTGTTAGTGTATCTGAGCCAACACCAGCGACATCACCAGCGAAAAGAAGTGCTCCAGAGTTACGAATAGAAGCCGCGTCATGAAGAAGTGCACGAACTTCATTTTCTATCATTGCATCGAGGCGAAGCCCACCAGTATTCAATGCTGAAAAATCAATAGTAGCCATTTTATTATCCTAATATGGTTTTGGGTTATCCGTGGTTCCTTTCGTTGTTACGGGTACGACCCTAACCACACAAAGTCTATTATACAAGGTTTTTGTATCCTGTGTATAACCTGTGTATAACTTTTTTTCATAGCCTATGAATAACTTGTGTATAACTTTTTTGAATCGGCTTTTGTGGCAGCTGGAAGCGTGGTTTGGCCTGTGGAAAACCTGTGAATAACTTTTTCAATAGCCTGTGAATAACCTGTGGAAAACTATATTCCACGCCGTTGAAACAAGTCTATACACTTGGCTATATCTTCCGCTTCTGAATGTTGGGACCCACAAAAAGAAATAATCGCCTTCTTGTTTCTCAAGTTGGTGATGTTGTCACACGTTGTCCCACTCACTTCACCGGTGGCGCTATTGGTTTGGGTCATACACATAAGTTCCCTACAAAGCCCATCCCCTTTCTTCTCGATAAACTTGGGTTCACAAATGGGAAGCACCACGTCAAGCTTCCCCAATTCCTTGGCCACGGGGTCCGATGGAACCACGATGGGGGCCGGCGCTTCTTGGGTTCCCTTCATCAATCCAAAAGTCAGGGAACCACCCACAATCATTCCACCAATAATCAATCCAATCATTTCTAACATTTTCATATCCTTGTAAATAAAAAGGGGTGGGGCACCAACCCCACCCCAACAGGAGAATTATGGAGGATTAAACAGAAACCGCGATGGTTACAGATACACCAACAACGCTTTCTACAGTGAGAGCAGATGTGGAAGAATAAACAACGTCCAATTCAATCTTGTTTCCACTTGCATCCATAGCGGACACGTGAACAAGTTGTTTCCCAAGATTGTGGGTGATGCTTGTCGCAGTATTCGCGGAAAGTGTGATGGATGTTTCATATCGCAAATCTTGAAGACGAAGTGAGAATTCACCATTCGAAGAATTGTAATTGATAAGCTCATCCGCTTGGCTTGATACAGTTACAGCACCACGCGCGCGTGAGTCTGTGAAGTACTGGTTTGTAATTCCTTCACTTACTTGGTCAGTATTCGCAGAAAGTGAGAATTCACCATATCCATCGTAGCTTAGACCGGTTCCCGCTGAAAACTCACTAACAACATCTGAAAGAAGAACTTTGAAAGCTCCGGTGGTGCTGTTGTATTGGAGAAGGTTGGCATCGTTTCCACCTACAGTTTCAGCAGATACCGCACCGCGCGCGCGCGCTTGTGTGAAGTATTCGTTTGTTCCTTCTGCCACATCTGATGTTGTACCACTGAAAGCAATAACGCCGTTTGTGATTCCAATAGCAGTTCCCGCGCTGAAAGCTCCACGAACTGAAGATGTGGATACAAGAAGGTCGCCACTTTGAGAAGCATAGGAAAGAAGGTTTCCAGCTTGTGGGTCCGCTTGGATACTTCCGCGCGCGCGCGCTTGGGTGAAGTATTCGTTTGTACTTCCTTCCGCTACATCATCAGAAGAACCATTGAAAGAGATGGTGTTTCCTGAAATTCCAATAGCAGTTCCACCAACCAAATCGATAGCAATTGCACCGGTTAAAGCTGTGTAGGAAATACCAGTTCCACCGGAAAGAGCACCGCGCGCGCGTGAATCTGAGAAGTAAAGATTGGATGTTCCTTCTGTTACTTGGTCACTTGTAGCGTTCAAAGAGAATTCACCACTTCCATCATATGAAAGTCCGGTTCCCGCCGAAAATTCAGCAACAACATCAGAAAGAAGAACCTTCATTTCACCTGTTGAACTGTTGTATTTCATCAAGTTGGCATCAGGTCCCGCAACTGTTTCCAAAGAAATAGCGCTTCTTGAACGGCTGTCAGTGTAGTAAAGATTAGAAGTTCCTTCCACGATTTCATCACTTGTTGCATCTACTGCAAAGGTGATTTGGCCGTTGGAAACACTTGAAGAAAGTCCCGCACCCGCCGCAATGTTTGCGCTGATTGTAGCGTTGGAAGCATTGACGCTAATCCCATCACCAGCTTGAAGAACTGCCCCAACTTCCGCCGCGCTTAGTGGGCTTTCAATCTGGGTATAGTTTCCAGCACTTGAACCATTCGCACCGCTTACAATGTATGTTTCAGTTCCAGCACTTGGAGCTGTGAGAATAAGAACATCACCTTCAGCAAGTGAAGCCGCCGTGGAAGATTCGTTGGCAATGAAGTTAGCCAAAGATGTTTGGGTGTTGTCCACGTGAACATCTGTGATTGCTAGATTGGAAATTGAAAGTTCACCGTTGGAAACGGAAAGCATCGAAGAAGAACCGGAAGCAATAGCGGAAATGAAAGATAAATCTGCTACGTCTTGTTTTCGTACAAGGTGTCCATTCTCGGTTGGTGCATTGTCACATTTTACGCCGCCCTTAAAGACGACTTCGGGGTTATAAAATTGCATGGGTGTAATACTCCATAGTGTGGTTGGTTAGGTTAGGTATACCGTACCCGTTACAGTGGTACAAAAAGTTATGGTGATGGAATTTGAAAAATATTGTATGTCTCCCATAATCACTTCACCACTAGAATCTACTATAATCACGCGGGGTTTATGACTGAAATTGTGAGAAATTGATACACTAGATTGATTCAAAAATTCCGTGGTGGTTTGAGTAATCCCCCCACCACTGGGGGAGTAAATAGGGATGGCCATGGTTCCTTTTCCTTATGTCTATTCAAAAATGAGATATATGGTAGCGGTTCCGGCGGAACTTGCAATGAAAATACTACGTTCACCGCTTGTTTGTACTGGGTTGTATTGAATGATTGCATCCACGGGATGGGGGAAAGCGTGGGAACTTGGGGCCACTCCATCCGTTCCAGTGTATGAGAATAATACATCTTGTCCCGCTGGTTTCACGGTTACAAGTTTGGCCCATTTGGGAAGCTTGAATTCTTGGTTGTTTGTTCCCACACTGGCTTGTTTCCAATTGGCTCCACCATTGGACCAATTCAAGTTTGTTAAATCTACGGCCGACATTTTGGCACCTCCTTATTTTCTTCTTTGGTTAGTTTTTGTTCTTTGTCCCCTTTTGGGACGGGTTGGTTTTTTGCGCTTCTTCCCAACCATCGACAAAGCTATAGCAATGGATTGCTTCATGGGCTTCCCCTCGCTTCTTAGCTTCTTGATTTTCTTGGATACGGCGCTTGATTTTTTTCTTGGTGTTGCCATTGGGCGTTCCTTCATGAAGATAGTATTCACCATCTATTTGATATGCAGTGATGTCTTTTATCATTGTTTAAATCTGTTGCTTCTCTTAGCATAATACGCTTTTCGAAGTTCCGCGCGGTTTTGTTGGTAGAACTCAAAGTCAGAAGCCGCGCGCTTCCATACATCCCCACTCGTGGAATGGTTGGTGGCTTGGGCCACACCTTGATTCGTGGATGGACGTGGCGTGGATTGTGGAGCCTCTCCAAGCGCTTGGAGTTGACTTCTATCCACATTGGCGGGCGTGGATTCTTGGGGCGCGTTCTGTGGGGCTTCTTGGGCTTGGAAATATGGCTTCAAAACCGTGGGAACTTCTCCACCCTCTTTCATACTTGCCATCCATTCACCCATGGGAACTCTATCCTTCTTGGCTTTGGAATCCATAGCTTTGTTATACTGCCACTCTACAAGGTCCCTAACTTCGGGGTCTGTGATTCCTTGGGCGGCTATCGCTTGGTGGCGTTCATATCTTTGATTGGAAATAGCCAATTCATCTTGAAGCGTTGCAAGCTGGGACGCCATCGCTTCCGCTCCCTTGACTTTGGAACTCATATCTTCCAATTGTGCTTCCAATTCAGATACACGCTTTTCCGCGCTTCTTTTGTTTTCCGTAACTTTGGATAGTCGTTCACGTACGATTCCATCCACTTCACTTTTCAAAATGTATTCTTGGCCTTCATGGGTTATTGTTTTCATGGTTTATACCTTGGGTTGGGGTTATGCAAATTCAATCTTTTGTTGTCTGATTGTTCGTAGTTTTTGAATGGCTTCTTCTTCCGTTGCCAAATCTGGATACAGTTTAAACATAGCATCCACGGGAGATAAAAGCCCCTTATCCAATAGCGCTATGATGTTTTCACGTTGGCTTTTCTGTTCCATCTCGGAAAGCTCGATGGACTCATATTGGATAACATATCCACTTTCAGGATACGATGTTTTCAAAATAGCGTTGGAAATCATAGCGGCCTTCTCGATTGCCTCTATATCCGAAACACGAAACACCGGTTCATATCTTTCTTGGGCTTCCCTCATTGACTCTTTAGACATCGCAATGGAATAACCACTTCTTGGGTCGGAAGATACCTTTTGAACACTAGCGGGGTCTATTCCCATTTGGGTTGCCAATCTTCTTTCATAGGTTGTAATGGCTCCCAGCATTGTGGCGGGGTCACTCATACCCGCTTGGAATTGTCCAATCAATGGTTGGGTGGTGCTATCGGGGTCCGCCGTGAAACATAGAATGGATGATGGGTCCGTGGAAACACTCATTCTTTGAGATGCAAGATTGGTGTCCATGGTATTCAATCCCGCCAATTGTAGGGACGCTACATATCTTTGGGGAAATGAAGCATCAAACATAAGATGTTTCAGATATGTGTAATACGTGGAAGCAACCATGCTTCCCGCCACAACTTCGGATAGCTCATAAGGTGAAAATAGTTGTCCATCTATGGCGGCATGATAGAACACCCATGGAAGGAATGGTTCACCCTTGGAATCACGATAGGGATAATTGGCCCCACTCATGTTTCCACCCAAAAACATTTCCGTCATCTCTTCACCCAAAAGCCCATCAGCTTCTACATAATGAACACGGTATTGGGGATTGGCTTTATCTCTCAAATCATAGACATCCGCCGTCCAAAACATTTCACCCGTGGAATCATTCTTTCGAAGTCGCAGTTCATAAAGATAGTTGGGTTTCATGGGGTCGCCGGCCGGCGCCGTTGCAAAGACCATGTCAGGGGTAACGGGTCGGAACATGATTTGATTGGAATCGCTAATATCTATTCGCATCAACATTTCACGAAGTCCAATTGTTTTCATCTGAACAGTGGCCATCATTTCAAAATAGTGGGACTTGTCCAAGGCTCCATTGGGGCCAATGAAATCACGCGCGGCTTCCGCGTTTTCTCTTTCGATTCCCACGGATGGTTTCCGTGAATAAAGAACCGCCAAAGCTTCACACCCTTGTTTGAAAACGTTGGATGATGTGTCCAAGGCTCCCCAAATTGCGCGCCTATCGAGCGCCACGGAATCCGTTATGAAGTCTTCCAAATCGGAAGCCCAATTTCCTTCCAACAATCTTCTTCTTCTTGCTGTTGTTTCACTTCTATCATTGGATGCCTTATCTGGAAAGATTGGCTTTGCTGGCATTGTTAACATATCTATTTCCTATGAATTGGGATTTTTGAAAATTTGGGGGCGCTATACTTGGAATCCAAGATGGGAACCACGGCATATCTTAGCGCATCAATTGCATGTTTCCATTCAGAAAGTCTATCCATGGCACCACTTTTTTTCAATGTCCATGATGATAAGCTTCTAATCAATCTCTTACACTTTGGATGAACTATGAACCGGCCTTGAACCATGGCTTCACTCACCAATTGACATCCATAATAAACGGACCATCTTGGCTTGTGTGCTGTGTGAATTCGGAAGGGACATGAATTGGCGGGATAATCCAACACGTGTTCGAGAGCTGAACGCAAAAGAGAATTGGACATTCTCCCACCGTGCTTTCCACCGCCGTGGGGTCTATCTCCCGTCCATCTATTTATCTGTAAAGGTTCCAATCCGTTTCTTTTAATCATCGCAACGATGGCGCGCGCGTGTCTTCTTGCCGTGGCCTTCTGTTGTTCACCACCCGCCGCAAAGTATTCATCCAACACATAGATGGTTTTGTCATCTTCTGAGATTGCCACCAAGATAGCACACTGGGAATTTGGATGGTGGCCGTGGTCTATTCCTATGGAAAACTTGTATTCACCCGTTGGACATGGTGCATCACTGATATGAGCTTCTCCAAAGTGTTCAAAGATTCGTCCATCCATGGGAACCCCAACATCCCATGAACCTTCCAAGCGGGCCGCCCTATCTATGGAAAGATATGTGTCTGCGATTCTATCCACATCCGATTGAAGAAGAAGCGGTTCCAATGGTGTTCCATCCAAATCGATGGGGGTTGTATTCTCCACGGATAGGGGAGCATGTATATCTTTGACGCGCGGGGGCTTTGTTTCTGTGAGCTTCTTTAACCAAGACAAATCACCACCGCCAATTGGGGTCATGGTCATGAGCATCCGCCCACGATTCCGAAGTAGTCGGGCCGCCAATTCTCCAAATAGCGCTTGTGGGCACGGTTCATCAATCCAACAGAAATCAATCGTTCCAGATGCCGCGCCAAGTGTTCCTTGGTTGGCGGTTTTGAAGAACAACATGGAACCATTCTTTAACTTGAACCATGGATTCTTTGCACGGTACCCGCGACCCTCTAGAAAGTCAGGGGAATCATCCGCATATTCATTTTTTCCAATCAAGCTATGAATCTTGGCTTGGATAATCTTGGATTGTTCCCAGCTATGCACAATAGCCCACACAATGATTGGTGGTTTGATGTGGGATAAATCTTTGTATGGTGAATACCCTTTCATCATATAGAGACATTCCGCCGCGCCCACATAGGTTTTCCCAAGCTGATTAGCCGCGCGAAATAGAACAATGTTATCTTCCGATTCCAAAACCTTCCTTTGGGGTAGTGATGGACGGAAGAAATCCAATGGACATTCATCCACAAGATTCTTCAGTTCCTTGGCTTTCTTTGCGGCTTGAAGTAGTGCAATCATTTCGTGCTCAATCTCACAACGTTGGAATTATCCACCATCAATTCATCCATTACTTGTTTCTTCAATAGCGGGGGAAGAGATTGGATTGCATCCACGATTTCAATCTTCAGTTGTTCCGGTGTGGCGCCGTGCGCTTCCTTGGTGGCATCCACAAAAGTTCTCAATTCATCATGAAGAGATAGATGGAGTTTATGCAAAGAACCCAAGGTGTGAATAACTTTTTCATCCCTAGCAAATTGGATGTCCCCTTCTATCTCGAGTATCTTCCCAATACGAAATTTTATGGGGTCCGTTGGATAGGTGTGGGGATTCTTGGAAGCTTGTTCCTTCTTCACCTTCTTCTTCTTCTCCACCAGCTCATTATCTCGGTGATACTTCTGCATCATATAGGTGATGTTGGGAACGGAACACCCATACTTCTTAGCTATGGCGGTCCGTGTCATCTTCCCATCTAAGCAAAGCTGGATAACCTCTTCACGTTGCTTTTGTGTGAGCTTGGCGTTCTTGCCTTTTTTGGTTTTGTCGCGTGTTGTCATAATCTGCATACTCTACATGGTTCTATTTCATCTTCAAAAAGATTTATCTGATTCGTGGCTCCCACCGGAAGATAGCCGTCCACAAATTTTTTCGCCATCTCTTTCAAGTTTGTTCCCCACTTTGTATTCTTGGGATTTCTGAAAGTATAGCCGGTTTTTTCTTCCATCTCTATGGCTTCATCATACAAGGGTTTGTTATCACGCCACAAATAAAACCATTCACTGGTTCTTTGTGCATAACAAAAAGCGCAATCGGTTCTTTTTGGGATACGGATATTTTTCTCTTGAAGATATGACACCACCTCTTTCAATCCCCATCCCCATTCACGCAATGGGAACACGGTTTTCACATTTTCACTATATATTCCCTTTCTTTCTTGTTCATCCGCTCGAAGCCCCACATATAAAATTGGCTTGGTGTCGAATCCTTTAATGTATGCCAAACATGGTTCAATCTTCAATAATCTTGTGCACCATCTTTGACGCCAATTTGGAAGTGCGTTGAAATGCTGAATCCAAAAGTCCAAGGTTTTGTTGGTGACTTTGATAATCTTTTGTCCCAAGATACATTCCAGTGTTTCCCAATGGGCTTTCATCTCTGGAAGTTCGTTCCCCGTTGGTGTGCAAAAGAATATAAACTCTTTCTTTGGGTGTAGTTCTTTCAAGCGCAATGCCATCGCCGTGGAATCTTTTCCACCTGATAAAGCTATGATGTGCTTGGGTTCGTTTGTCATGGTTTTATGGGCTTGTATTAAGGTTTATTTTTGAGGGATAGAGAGAAAATATGGTGGTCATAAATAG